CCTTACAATCAGTTGTTCGTCGAATTTCCCGCGCAATCATCCAATTCCCCACAGAAGCCCTCACAGTTGTTATATCATACGATTCAATGTCACGAATGACATCGGGAATAGAAGAAAACATCTCATCAGCGCTTACAACCAACTCATGATGTTCTGACCCTATCCAATTTGCCACTTTTCGTGCATATGCCAGATCGCTACTCCCTGTCATGCCAATACTGAATGTCTTAAGAGGCGGTAGTCCACGTTCAACGAGAAGTTTCTGGACGATTGACGCAATGAGCGATGAATCTAGACCACCACTTAATAGTGCGGCAACAGGACGTTCGGTCAAGAGTCTTTTTTCCACAGCGGTAAGAAGTGTTTGACGAATTAAATGCTCGGCCAATAAACTATTTGTTCCTCCCTTTAGCCATGGAACAGTATGATACACAACCTTTTTTACACAAACTCCAGATTTTACAGTCCATACTTCACCCGGTGGAAATTCGTAAATTTTTGAATACGGTTCAACAATTTCTTCCAAGACTTTCCTTTCGCTGGCGAACGACGTTCCATAAAAAGTATCATGGCTCCAATATAAAGGACGAACTCCGTATGGGTCTCTGGCAATAAGAAATGAATCGTCCTCTTTATCATATAAGACGACGCAAAACACACCGTCTAATGCACGACAGAATGCCACAGGGTCTTTTAGACAATTCCATAGATATCCTAGAACTTCGCAATCAGAGCCTTTACTTACATATCCAAACCTAGATTCAATGTGTTTGAAATTATAAATTTCTCCATTACACATCCAAGATGCATAGTTGGAATCAAATGGTTGCATACCACCTTCATGTAAGCCATTTATGGCAAGGCGAGTAAAGCCGAAGGTGGCGCCTGCGCCTGCAGCAGTAAAGACTCCTGCAGGAGTAAAGACTCCTGCAGGAGTAAAGACTCCTGCACCTGCTGCTGCAGCAGTAAAGACCCCTGCACCTGCAGTAGTAAAGACCCCTGCCGACTCTAAATGAGTAATCTTTGTTCCTTCGGGCCCACGTGCTTCTAAGCGAGACATTCCATTTGCCACTTTCATCGGCTCATACCGTTTCGCCGATGAATATAACAATGCGAGAATACCACACATAATTCCTTCTTATACTGCGAACAAGTTTCTTAACCCTTCTTTTTCCGCATGAAAATAGAATGGATGCATCGGATCGGATTCGTAGAGCTCAACAAAAATCAGTGGCTGTTTCTAACATTCCAACATTTCGCGCAACATGGACCTCAGCTTCAACAACACTTACTTATGTAAGTGGTACAAGACCAATTATTGGTTCCTTTGTAAATTCCACAGGAATTCCCTCTAACACAGTCATTATATCAGTCTCAGGAACAAGCGTTACTGTCAGTAATTCAACAACAGCTGCGCAAACTTCACAAACTGTAGCAATGACTCCTAGAAGTTCTTCGTTAACATCATATGATTCGTATGATACAAAATATATGAGTCAAGCTGGGTTATCCTATTTATCATACGATTCTGGAGTTCCTACGTATGCTTCAACCTTAGGAGCCTTTGGATGTGAAGGGTCTCCTTAGATTCAGAAAATCCACTTTCTTGGCTTCAAATTCTTTTAAACGAGGTCCATAGATATCCTTCTCTTTACAAATATCTGTCTTAGGATTTCCCTTAAGACACATATTAATTTTATGTTCGTAGTAATATTGTCCGTAAATATCTTGCTTCATATCAAAATACGATTTTTCCACAGCAACCTTATCTAACATGATATATACATGTGTCTTTCCAACGGCATATGGATACGGGACATCGCTGTTACCAATATCAGAATAATATTTGAGAATTGTATCGCCTTTTACAGGAGAAAAATCGTATATTTGACTTCCGATATATCTGTAATTCTTAGAACTCAACTTGAGCAATATGGTATTTCCAGTAGCAGAATATCCTAACCCAGTCGGTGATTTCTTTCCAAGAAAGATTTCTTTTGCTTTCAATGAGAATAGGCGATGAGCGGAGTCTTTTACTGAAACGCGAGTGCCTTCTATTTCAACAAAGAACGGCCTACCGCCATTGTCATGTATTTCATATGTTTTAGTTCGTAATTTTCGTGTAGAAGGCATCTATACATAGGATAGAATATGTTGAAAACAAAGAGCGAAAAGCTTAGTGAAATCATTCCGCTTTTGAAAAAACTCAATGAAATTGGAATTCCTTCGAAAGATTCTGGATATATCGCAACAAAAGAATTAATGGATACTTGGTTACACACAGAGAAAGATATTATTAATGAAGAAATCCAATTTCTAAAATATGGGCGAATTGGTGTATTAAGCATGTATGCGAAACAAGGAAAATCTCCTAAATTTGTGTTAAAGGCGACTGAGGAATTAAAGGACTATATTGAACGAAAGGAATTAGAGGAATCTGAGAAATCCGAAAAATCCGAGGTCTAAACTTCCCTCGCAAGTACTTTGTATGTTTGAAACGATTACAACACCCGTCTATTCGTTCCTAGTATCTCCGCTAGGCAAAGGTATTTTATCAGCATTGATTTCATATTCGGCACATTATTCCACAGCAAAACTCTATTCTCTTGGATGTGTGCCTGATGGATTCTATGGGTTTCTTCAAGGATTTCTTACTGCAGGAAGTCCGGTGTGTCAAGTAGGGATTCAAGTCTTATCTGCCACACAAGTCTCATATTCTTCCGTTATTATGATGGGATTCTCAAGATTTATATTGGATACTGTGGCACCCACGCTAATACAAAAGGTTGAATAAGATAGTTAGCATAAAATGTCTACCGTTGTTGAAGGTTCGCTTTACGAACTCATCGCCAGAGGTAAAAAGGATGAATATTTTTATGGAGATGATTCAAAATCGTCTTTCTTGTTTGATAATTCCTATTTAACACAGACGCCTATGATAAGTGAATTGCGAAGAATACCGCCGATTTCCACATCAGAATTCGGACGAATGGTTGAATTTGTCTTTGATCTTGTTGGAGATGTTATGAAAACTCCGTCAATTCTCATTGATTTACCGACATGGCTTCCTCCCGCTCAAGCAGAATTAAATCGTAAGTCTATCGTCGAAGATTCTCAAGGTATAACGTATGGATATACTCAATCTGTTGGGTATTTCTTATTTGAAACCATCCAATTTTTCCAAGATAATATACTTCTTCAAGAATTTAGTGGAGATACTTTATGGGCATTATCACTGAATTCTGGGACATATTCACGAGGATTTATTACGATGGATGAAACGGGAGGTCATGATGGAACAGCACGGTCAATACAGAAAAATGCCACGCTTCCACAATTACGTCTTGAACTTCCATTACTAGGGTGTCAAAGAGGAAGTGATGGTGGATTTCCTCAGCGAGGAGCCACGAGACATTCTTATAGACTTCGTTGTAAGCTTAGGAAATTGGAAGATCTTGTGGAATCTTCAGATGGGCGTCAGAAACCTGTGGCGTGGAATGTGCCAATGACTCTTCGCGATGGCAAAACGGCCGCTCAGACATTTACAACCTTGAAGCGAGAACAGATTGGGCCGTTGAAGCTACAATTGGAAACTACGCAAATTTTCGTGGAAAAGGATATGCAGACGTCATTGGAAAGAGTGCCGACAAAAGTCCGCTTTACGAGAGTGTCAGAAAATGTCTATACGGAACATATTCTGCCTGGAACATTTCAAATAAAACGACGTGTTGATGGACGACATCCCACGAGTCGCTTACTCTGTTTTTTCAGAAGCAGGGCCGATATTCTATCCAATCGTCTCTATAAGATAAACACAACAGATTCCAAGGCATACTTTAACACAGTCGGCTTAGTCATTGCTGGAACACCGAGAGAATCTCCAAGAGAACCTAGTATTTGGAGAGATGTTGTGAATTATGCAAAAGAAGATACTGATAGTGGTCTGGAGTTATATACAATGAATTGGACTCTTGGGAATACACCGAGAGGAAGAGATGAACTTGTTACTGCCACAGGGGCTGTGAATTTTACAACGGCAGATAAGCCTACAATTCTTATTGATTTTGTGAATCCCGGTCTTGTCTATACTGTTGAGATAACTGTTATTCAAGAAGGATGGGCGCAATTTCAAACGGATGGAAAAGGGGGTGCTGAGCTTTTGTCATTTAATTAAGAATTTGCGATTATAGATGGCGAATCTTGTGGACTTGTCTGCAAATTATTTAGATAAATTTGAACGTGAATTATTTGTTGGATATGAGCGGATTGGAGGAGATATTGTAACATTACTTGATTTAACACCGAGAGATTTTCAAGATAACGAAATGTTTCCTTTATCGGCAGATAAAACATGGTGGTTACCGAGTAATTATAAACGAAATCCATTTACAATTAATATTCAAGAATTTCCATTTCGTGGTCCAACAGGATTTGGACAACGATTCACATTTGATATGAAATCTGTTGGATGTGGAGATTTACTGCTGAATACTTTCATACAGATAGAATTAAGTCATTGGTTTGATGATACAACTCTAATGAGACTTGAATCTGGTAAATATGAAATTTCTAGTGAGTCTCCTCAATGGGCTTATGCAGAAAGTCTTGGGTCTGTTCTTTTAGAAAAGGCCGAATTTATGGTGGGTGATACAGCAATTGAGACAATTGATGGAGATTTTCTAAACGTCTGTTCTTTCTTGGGAGATTTGAATACACAATATGGAATTGCGATTGATGGCTTAGGAAGTTCTTCTTCAACACAAACGAAACCATTTCCAACTCAAGATGGAACGTTATATATTCCATTGCCATTTTTCTATTCTAGAATACGCTTGAAAGAGGCATTTCCTCTTTTGGCATGTAAAGAAGGTTCTGTGAAAATACATATAACACTAAGACCGTTTCATGAATGTGTGAGAATTCTGAATTCTAGGCGTAATTGTATAACAGATACTCCATTAAATACAAATTTCATACTCAGTGATGTAAATAATATTATTCCTTCGGCCACTATCATAACGTCCACGACACCTCCAAATTTCAAGACAATTACTTTAATTACCCATGCCGCTCATACAGATGGGGATATACGTCAAAGAATTCTGAGAAATCCTTTTGAAGTGTTAAGGCGAGATATTGCGACGTTTTACTTTGAAGAACCGATGAAATATATGATTAATAAATCATCCTTTGACACAATCACGGTACAACTTCCATTGGAAATAAATCATCCAATGGAAGAAATCATTTGGTTTCTAAGAAGAAAAGGGGCGAACGTGCAAAGCGAATGGACGAATTATTCGGCAGTATTATCCCAAGACTATGATTCTGTGTATAATCCGAAAACACCTTTATTAAAATCGGCAAGTGTTCAATTGAATGGTGTTGAAATAATAAATGCAGATGAGCAGTATTTTCGGAGTCATTTAGCAAAGAAATATAATTCTGGGGCTTCTTATTTCAAATATGTATACGGCCATTCCTTTTCTTCAAAGAACACCCATCAACCAACAGGGACCTTGAATGCTTCAAAACTTCAATCCGTTCGCCTAACATTACATGTGGCTGCCTTAGCTGATACATGGGAAATAAAGGTGTTTGTAAAGACTCTACAATGGATACGATTTCAGAATGGAATGGGAAATCCGATGTTTCAAAATTAAGTTTGGCATGAGGCCGTGTCCTTATTCTTAGCAGCTAAAAATTGAAGTATTTGCGGAGTTTTTATAAAAAGTCCCCAAACACCATGAGTGTATCCAATACGAAAGAGTGTTGTCCAAAATGTCCCATGGAAGCATTCTTTTGTACTGCGTGCATTCTATGTTCGTTACCAATATCGTTGCCGATCGTATGTCTTGAACATACCATACAATGTGAGAAAGCGAACAAAGGAATCATTCCATCGTATCCTCAGCCAGTTCGGTATTGTTGTAAAGAAGGAAATATAAATTATATCTGTTGTCCTCCTGTAAATCTAGATGAATATGAAAAAAGTCAAGCTTACGAAGGCAGTGAAACAAAACAAATGAGTCAGAGAATAATGATATCTTCACCAAGCACACCTGTAAAGAAACTGAATTTTGATATCTATTCTGAAGTGTGAGTTACACTAATTTCTTCAAAAGCGTATAGGGACTAAAATGTATATTATATATTTTTAATGCTCTTGGTAAATCTATATAAATTGCGTCATATAATAAGATAACACCAGCAAATCCTATAATAATTTTATTCATCTTATCAATTTCGGAAACTTCATGAAATAGGAAAAAGAATATAATAAAGAGTCCGATTGACACTTTAAATATCACATTACTCATGATAAAGAGAATTCCTTCTTCATCTTGTTTTTTATTAATAATCATGATGAATTGAACGAATAAAAAGAGTTTGAAAAAAATTAAATATATATGTAGGGCATTCATCTAATTAGAAGAGAGATTATTGAATTATAAAAAATGAATACATATACCTAGACACAATGTATCTCACAATGAATCCTCATTCTGCTTTCATAGACAAGCGTATATTGGATTTGAAAAAACAGAACAAATGGAATACCAAAATAATAGAAACAACTCATGAAGATTTTATTCAAGACTTTGGTTCAAATGTATTTACGAATCTTGTGCAAAGCATATTTACAAAAGCATATATGTCAAAATATCCATGCTCTGATTGTAAAGGTGTGTCAGAAGAAAGATGTCACGGAATTGGAGAAGAGCGCCCTTTACTAATAAAAAGGGCTCTTGAGAAAGTGTATCCAGATATAACACGAAGTATAACATTGAAAGAAATTCTAATTCAATTCTTAGAAGAGCATAAAGATACAAAATTCACATTCAAATGTAAAGGATGTCATCGGAATGAAAAGAGGGCGGACGATACTCCATAACTTTTATAATTCAGGATAAGCAGATGGCGTCGGCAAGTTTATTAACTCTACTCGTATCTGGCTTACAAGACGAACGTCTGTTACCACAGATGAAAGGCCAACCAAGAACGGATGTATTTCAAAAAACATATATGAAAACGGGGCGATTTACAACAGAAATGTATCGTGTAGATTTTGATAATCAACCGGCATTTGGAACGACAGGTCGTATCACATTACCCAGAAGAGGTCATCTTATTACGAGAGTTTTTTTAGTAACTACAATGCCAGATATCTCTTTAACACAAGCTACAGCCAGAGCCTGGGCAAAGGAGAATAATCTTGAATTCGCGGGACCTACGTTTGGATGGACGAATTCTGTTGGAAATTCTCTCGTTCGTTCAGCATCGCTAACAATTGGAGGAGCTCCAATAGATTCTTTGAGCGGGGCTTTATTGGAAGTGCTGGATGAATATACAACTCCTCTGGAAAAACTAACAACTGTGAATCGAATGATTGGGCGAAAAGACGCCAATTTTTCACCGAAATCAAACGGTTTCACAGAACAACAGACACTTATAACACCATTGCCATTCTGGTTTGCACGCGGAGACCCATCTGTTGCACTTCCCATTGATGCCATTGGAATAGATGCAATTCAATTAAATATTGGATTTAATGTTGTAGATAATCTTTATACAACAACAAGCCGTCTAAAAACACCAAGTGCCTATTCGCTAGGACAAGGTGGAGCTGATACCATACAAGATGTTCCTAAAGATAGTTCGTATATATCTAACAAATGTAAAGTACAATTTACAGACTATACACGGACAATCATATCTCAGCCTCCACAGAAAGGAAAAGGTTCTTCCATATATCCACCAATGGCATCAAGTCCTTTTTATGTCTTAGATCCAAATGGGAAAGATGTCTATGGATTAAATGGTAATGCAGACAAATCTGTGAAAGTTCGTGAAATTCCAGGAATTAAAATGGCAGATTCTTTTGAAATTGCGGAATCGTATTTACTTGTTGAATATGTGTATTTAGATAAACCTGAAGCAAATCGCATACGACTATCTGAATTAACATATCCAATTCTCCAACATTACTCTTTTACACAAGATACGAAATCAGCACCAGTAACACGAATTAATATGAGAATTCCAAATCTATGTCGTCAACTCTTTTTCACATGTCATAGGAAAGACGCTGATTTATTAAATGCTCCTTTTCTATATACCCGCGATTTATCTGGAATATTTATCGCCGATGCGAGTGGAATAGGCCCAATTGCTCCTTGGTGGCCTGATGCAAAAGGATTGTCCTTACATACATTTTCGCAATTAATTCCAGCATATTCAACAATTGATTCAGAACCAATTACATCATTTTCTCTACAATATAACGGGCATCTAACACGTTATTCTACAGAAAATCCAGCATTGTATAGATCTATTCTACCTAGTTTAGAACAACGAAAAAGTCCATGGCATAATAAATACATTTATAATATACCTTTTGGCACAAGCTTTGAAGAATATGGAGTAAGTATGCCGACAGGTCATGCAAATTTAGATAAAATTCAGAAAATGGAATTGAGTCTTCAATTCAAACCATTGCGCGGCACAATACTTACAACAGATATTCCTGATTATACTGTAACAGTATGGGCAGAAACATATAATATTTTGAAAGTCTATGGAGGTCGCGGTGGTCTTTTATTTAGTTATTAAACTCTAGGCAAGTGTTTCAACTAATACAGAGCATGTAATATCCAAGACTTCGAAACCCATTACCCTATCGGGTCGTTTAGATGTAATAGATACTTTATATAACGTAGCAGGGGACAGTCCTGTAAATGTAATTGTTCCATTTGATAATCCATTATCAATTGTTGGTGTAGTTGGAGCATCATTTAATGTATATATGTATTCAGATACATTTGTTCCTCCAGACCATGATACTGTAAACCCAGAATTAGAAACTGCCGAAGATGTAAATGTATTAGGATCTTCACCCGCCCAGTAATTTGTCGTGAATGCTAGAGAAGTAAATGTTCTGATACTTCCAGTTCCTTTACTTATATTTGTTGAGTATATTGGAGTAGTCAAAGTAGCCTGCGTCCAATTAATTCCATCATAGGAATATGCGGCAACTGTAACTATAGGTGGAGTATTAATCGCCGGTCGTTGG